CCGCTGGCACATGCCGCGTTCCGTTAGCCATTGCTGGTCTTCAATCGTGACGCTGCGCCATCCTTTTGCAGGGGTGCAGAATCGACCGTGCGGATCGTACTTAGACGCTGGATTCCCGATGACCAGCATCTTGAACTCGCGGCAACCCTTGGAGAGGTTGGTACACGCTTCAAAGGCTGCTTCAGGCGTATCCGTCGCTTCGTCGATGATGACCATCACCCGTTCTGCGTGAATACCCTGAATGTTGGCCACTGCCTTCGAGGTGTTGCCCTCTGCGACGGCGATAGCTGAAATAGAATGGCGGTCATCACCTTTAATGGCTTGGAGAGCCATCTTCGAATCGACCATGTTACCAGGGAATCCGCGCGATTTCCGAACAAGATCCTGAAGATTGGCCCACATACGCTTTCGGATCATCTTCGCGGTCGTGGATGTCAGAACAACCGTTGACTTGGAAGGGTTGGCTAACCACCAGACTGTCGCGAAAAGCGTTGCGCCAAAGGTCTTTCCGCTCGCTCCGCATCCAGCCCATCCAACATAGTCATGCTCGCAGAGGCTTTCGACCTGAGCTTCCAACCACGGGTTCCAACTCAACTTCGGCCATAGCATTTTCGTCGCATTCTGAAAATGTTCGAAAGTGCCTAATCCGCCCTCGTTTGGCTGGAGTCGGTTGCGGAATGCGTAAAGTTCCAGTTCTAGGTCAGGAATCTTGACCGGAGAACGAATTCCATACTTGTGCTGAATAAGTGGATGCTCAGACGCTTGCTCTGCCATAGTTTGGCCTTGCAATAGTTCTCGCTGGACTTGAGGTTCTGCGAAAGGAAAATTATGCCGTCGCAACTTGTTTCTTCATCCGGCTGCTGCCAGCCTTGCGACTCCGAGCCGGTAGTCGTGAATATCCCCGGCCCTCAGGGGGCTGCGGGAGCCAACGGCACCAATGGCACGAACGGAATCGATTCGTTCACCTACACGACTGCGGCATTTTTTGTTCCCGCTCTTGGAGCGTCCGTCGTGGTTGCGGTCGATAACACCGAGTTTCTTCCAGAATCAGTTGCCGGACAGTTCTTCGTCTCGGTTCAGGGTCTTGGGTACATGCAGGTTACGTCGGTCGATGGCTTGTTGCTGACTCTTCAGAATCCTGCGGCTGGCGTTCTTGGAATTGCCAATGCTGTCCCGACCACGCTCATCCCGTCCGGTTCGCTCATCACGCTTGCTGGAGCGGTTGGACCTCAAGGTGCTGCTGGTGTTGCCGGTGGCGCACCATCATCTGCTACATACATTCTCCGCGTTGCAGACGGTTCGCTTCCGAGTGCCACGGCTCTTGATTCCCTATCTGCTGGTTATCTTAAGACTCAAGGGTCTAGCGGATTTGGTGCTGTTTCGACTGTTGCTTCCGTTCCTGTAGGCGACATCAGCGGAGTTCTTCCGATTGCGAAAGGCGGAACGAACCTTTCCGCTACCCCAACCAATGGCCAACTTCTGATTGGCAATGGCTCTGGATTCACGCTGGCTCAACTTACCGCAGGATCGAACGTCACGATTACGCCGAGTGCTGGTGGAATTACCATCGCGGCAACGGCTCCTGCTTCGACGTTTAGCTATGTCACGTTTACGCGGAGGGTTACCGGAACACCCGGCTCTGGCGCGCCTGACGTTGGCGCAAGTCTGACTAAGAACCCGTTTAGTTTGACCGATTTCCCGTCTGGATCTTGGAACGGGATTGATACTGCATCTGGATTTACCGCATCGACCGGACGGTTTACAGCAGCTCTTTCTGGATATTATAGGATTGATGTTGCGCTGATGTTAAGCGCATACACGGTAACCGCGTCTTCGGTTTCTTTCAGAATCAGAAAGAACGGAGTTACGGACATAGGTCCTACAAATTCCCAATCAACAAACTCAACAAGCCTGTCTGGTCCGTTTTTTATTCAGTACATCGATCAGGCGTCTGCTGGCGATTATTACGAGGTTTTGGTTACAACCGGAGCATTGAACGGGTATTACGTTCGAGAGGGGGCATCGTTCTCCATCCAGCGGATTCAGGCTTAAACCATGAGCGAACGCGCACCACGAAGGTACACTGATGGGTCTGTCACCTTTGAAGGTGGCATTGACGCTGGCATCATGCCTTCCGAGGTGGACAAAAATCAGGTGGCTTTTGCGGTAAATGCCACCTTTCGTCAAAGTTTCATCTCTCCCCGTCCCGGCTTCGTTCAGAAGGACTACAGCCTCTGCGTCACGATTACCGCAGACAATACCAACGTCACCGCCGACCAAACAGATGTGACGGCGGATGGCTGGTCGGAAGAGTGTTACGGTCCTCAGAGTTTGACCGGCACGTTCCAGTGCGCGCTGCCGTACATCTCAGACAATGGCCGCACGTTCATCCTGATGATGATCAGTGGTAAAGTGTGGCTTTACAGCTGCGCTGAGAACGAGGCGCAGAACCTTAGCGTTTCGCCGGATCTTGAGAACCCTTCCAATCTGCTCGATGGCTGGATGGTTCAAGCCGAGAACTTTGTCGTCATTCAGGATGGATTCAGCAAGCCGCTAATCTTCAACGGAACGAATCTGCGCCGCGCTACTGATGACGAAATCAAGTGCGGCAGGGTAATGGCCTACGTCAATGGCCGCATCTGGTACGCGCTTCCTAATGGGTTTTCTTTCCGCGCCACGGACATCGTTTATGGAGATGGAACGCGAGCCAGTGTTCTCAAAGAAACCGAGAATACCTTCCTTAATGAGGGCGGAGACTTTTCGGTTCCGTCGGATTCAGGAGGCATCACAGCGATGGCCGTCCCCGGCGATCCAGATACGTCGCTTGGCCAAGGACCGCTTCTTGTCTTCACTCCGCGATATGTCTTCAGCGTCCAAGCACCTGTAGACCGCGATGTCTGGAAGAACCTGAACTATCCGATTCAGGCTATCAGCTTGCTGACCAGCGGCGCGCTTGGCGCACGGTCGGCCATCACCGTCAATGGCGATGTGTTCTACCGCTCGGTCGATGGCATCCGCTCGTTTATCATCGCTCGTCGTTCGTTCAATGACTGGGGGAATACCCCAATCAGCGCAGAGATGACGCCGATTGTTGAGAACGATCAGACGAATCTTTTGTGGGCCAGCTCTGCGGTCGTCTTTGACAATCGGGTGCTGATGACTTCTCAGCCTCGATTCAATTCAGAAGGTGTGATTCACAAGGCCATATCCGTTTTGGATATGGAGCTTGTCACATCGATGCGTAAGAAGTTTCCGCCTGCTTGGTCTGGCATTTGGACCGGACTCAACGTGCTGCAGCTCGTTAAGACCGAGAATGCTTACGGCGACGCTTGCTACGCCATCGCTCGCGGTTCGGACGATGCGATTCAGATTTGGGAAATCACGAAGTCCAACAAGTTCGATTCGAATCTGTCCGATCCTAAGAAGGAAATTGAATGGTCGGTGCAGACTCGCGCCTACAATTTTGAGCTTCCGTTCGGACTGAAGAAGCTCGATTCGGGCGACATTTTCATCGACTCACTAAGCGGTTCGGCGGCGTTCTATGTTCAATATCGACCAGACCAAAATCCCGGTTGGATTGAATGGGCCGACTGGACCGAATGCGCGATTGTCGATCAGTGCCTGACTGGGCTGTGTCCTCTGACAAACTTTCAGCCGCAATACCGGCCGAAGATGCGGCTTCCAACTCCTGGCGACCTTGCGTGTAACGAGTCCATCAATACTCCGGCTCGAAACCTGTACGAGGTTCAGCTCAGTATTGCCGTTTCAGGCTATTGCAGAATCAAGAGCATCCGCGTTCACGCTTACGACGTTCAGGAATCTCCTGTTGGAGAATGCCGGACATATCAGGGATGCAAAGTTCTTGGAGGCTGCGACATAGATCCTTTCACCTACACATCGGAATAGCATGCCAAACCTAACCCTCATCACGCTTACCGCTCCAAGTCTTCCGCTGACGTACTGCCCGTCCAACTACCAGCAGTTGGCCAACGACATCATTGGCGGCACCCAAGCGACGTTCAACAGCGCGATTGGAAACTCGTTCTTCAACTTTGGACCGACGACTCCTGCACTGAACAATCAGATTTATCCGTGGCTCGATAACAACGGTTTCTGGTGGGTGTTCAACGGAGGTTATTGGACGCGCCAAAATCCGGTTGCGGCCGGAAGTTCCGAGCGTCGTATCTTTGTCGGAACCACGACCAATGTTCTTTCTTACGACGGCGGCGACGGAACCGCTTATTCGGGTAATCCGTATGCTGGCGCGATGTGGGAGATTGACACGGCTTTTGATGCCCGATTCCCGGTTGGCGTTGGAGCTTTCGCCGGAAGCGGTGCGGTTGCCGTTCAGGGTACGACTACGTCTACCTCTGTTGTCGGAGAGGACAAGCACACGCTGACCGTTTCCGAAACCGCGTTCAACGAGCATACTCACGGTGTCGCTCAACTGATTGCGCCTGCAAACGACGATTACTACCTCGTCAACAAGTCATGGAGTGGACTCGGATCGTACCCGACGCAGATCCTTCAAGGTGCGGCAGGAACCGGAGGTGGTGGATCTGGGCCGAGCATTACGACCGGAGATGTCGGAACTACCACCTCCGACAAGACTGGCAACGACAGCCAGAACGCCGTTGGACACAACAATCTTCCGCCGTTCTACGGTGTTTACTTCATCAAGCGAACTGCCCGAGTCTACTACACCAAATGAAGCTAATCGTTCAGGACATTCGCTCCACAATCGCTCGGGTCATCGGCGTATGTGTCGATGATGCGCGCGTTTATGATTACATCAATCAGGCGTGTCGAAGGCTTCTACACAAGGGATTGTGGGCTGGCGCGTACGGACGCTTCACGATTCACACGGTCGGCGGCTGCATCACTTGGCCGCGTCAGATCGAAACTATCGAGGCCATAGCCGATTGCTGCGGAGTCGGAACGGTTCGCAATCAATGGTTCGAATTTCAAGAAACCGGCTATGGACTGCTCAATGGAAATCAGGTGTGCATCGGCAAGCAGCTTATTGACCGTGGCACTGTGGTTTCTTACCGCGACATGTCTGGCGGTCTTAACAGCTATCTTCGAGTCTACCCTGGTGACGCTTCGGATGTCGGCAAGACCATCACGCTGCAAGGTGTCGATCAGAACGGACAATGGATTCGAACGCAGTCCGGTTTGGCGTGGATTGACGGAGAGAAGCTGACGCTTGCTTTGCCGTACGTTCAATCGACCAAGAAGTTTACCGAACTGACCGGCGTCATTCGCGAGGCTACCAACACGGTCAGCCGGTTGTACGAGTACAATGCGACAACTGCTCTGGAATCGGATCTGGCAGTTTACGACCCCGATGAAACTTTGCCGCAGTATCGTCGCAGTTACCTCGCTGATCGATGCAGCGACGAGGCTGACAAGCCGGTGACGGTGATGGCGAAGATGCGCCATATCAACGCGACGAGCGTCAACGACTACCTCATCCCTCCGTGTCCCGATGCCATCAAGC